ACCGTCTTGCCGAAGTTGTTGATCTTGACGTCGATGGTGACGTCGTCCTCGCTCGGACCACCGGGAGTGCCGACAGGCGCCTGCTCATCGGCGAGAGCGATCTGTTTGTTGAGCAGGAAGTACTTCGCTCCGAGATCAGTGAGCGGGACGATGGAGTCCTTGGCATAGGTGGCATCACCGATCGTGATGCCGTTCAAGGCGATGACCTTGTAACGTTTGGTGCTCATTGTTCTTCTTTTTCTTTGGCGCCGGTGTAGGGAGTCGAACCCTCGGACCTTGGTTTTGGAGACCAGGCCACCCCCACGGGCTCACCGACGCATGTGTTGAAACTCGCCCATCTCCGATTTCTTCAAGCGACGGTCAGACCAGTCGTCGGTACGCAGGGGTGCGTGCGCCTTGCGGCTTATGGTTCGGTCGGCGGGTTGCCCATGTGCCCGCATCTCTTCCTCGAAGGAGTACTTTGCCACCTGCTATGGATGGTCGCTCAGTGGCGCGACGGGAGGCCGTTCCGTCCTCGACCGAAAGATGGTGCCAGGACGAGGCTTCGAACCTCGGCGCACGGTGTTTCAAACCGTAGCTCTACCAACTGAGCTATCCTGGCGACGGCCGGCGCCCATACGGTGCGCCTTTGACTATCCCCCAGGCATTGCCTAGCGGGGAGCCGCGAATGAGTGGGGATGGCGGTCAGCGCCTTGCCTGCTGCTCCCCGGCAGCGCCCTCCGCGAAGTCGCCTGACCAGGACGACCCGGAGGCCCGTACGCAATGACGGCAGCCGCGTGGTCGACGCAGGGCACTTGATGTCAGAGGCGAAAACGGGGCGCATCAGAATAGTGCCCGCCGCAGCATGTTGGCGGCGGGCGTGCTCACAGAGTGAGCGCTCGGCTGGACGCATGGCTCCAATTTACCAGCCACCCCTATGTCTTCAGGTGACGTCGGCTGGACCGAGGAAAAGCTCTGGCTTTGTTTGACCCGCACTTCGGGCCACCTCCCCTTTCGGGGTAGGAGGTTGCCAGCAACCTTCGGATAGCAAGAGCGGAGCGCCTCGTGTCGGATCTCAGGGCTCGTGGGGCGCCATCGCCATCGCGCAGTTCCTGCGCTGGATGCATGTCGCATCACCGCTCTTGGGGGCGTAACAGTTGGCTCGTGACCGTCGTCATCCCGCAGGACGAACGACTCCGATCCTTTCGACCTCGATCCGCATCACGCGGACCTCAAACGGTCGTCGGCGACTTACCATGGACCTCTTCGCCGATAGGCTGTGCGCTGTTAACCGCCGCCGCGTGTCATCACGAGCCATAAGGTGGGGTCGATCCAATCCAGAAGTCGATCGACCTGTGCCTCAACCGCATGCGTTCCGAGGATCAGTCGGGTTTGCGCTGGTGCGGAATTACGAGGACTACGGGGCTACTGGCTTACCCGTTAGAGCCGACACCCGTTACCGGGGCGGTGCGCCACCTTATGAGACCTTCCAGGTCATGATGAAGACCTGGCCGGTTTTCTGAACAATGATCGTCGTTGTGACCCAGTTGACGGAGCCGGCCGGATAGTTCGGCGTCCCGGAGATCACACCTGTGCTCGGGTCGATCGACAGGCCGGTCGGCAGCAGGATGCCTTGGCAGCCCAGATTCGTTGCATCACCGACAACAGTCGGCGCCAGACGCATCGAGACCTTGTTCGCGATCTCGACCGTTGCAGGATACGACACAGACGTCGTCGGCGCAGGAGCTGGCGCAGGTGCGGGAGTTGGAGCTGGTGCAGGAGCAGCCTGCTGGGCTCCACCTGTGTACTTGTCGACCGTAGCCATGAGGGGCTTGGTGGATGACAGATTGAACATCAGGCCGAACCGTCCTTCGGCGCCGGCCTTGTCAGGCTCGTCGATCAGCGCGTAGAGGTCGATCCATTCGATGAACGAGTACTGCGAAAACTTCGCCAGCATCGCGTCCAGGTTCGAGTTGCAGGTCGCCATCGTTGCAGACGTCGAGGTGTTCACGAACGATGCGTCGTAGATCTCAGCGCCGTTGATCTCGTTGATGACGACGGGAATGCCGTAGCTTGACAGCTTGGTGAACAGGTTGAAGTTGGGACGAACGCCGCCCCAGTAGTTCGTCGGGTCGACGCCGGCATGCTCGTAATAGTGATAGCCGAGCACATCAACCTTGACGCCGCTCGACTTCACGAAGTCGATGAAGCCGAACATCGTCGAAGTGGTGCCGACGATGCGCCGAAGGTTTCGACCGGTCTCACGACGAACCTGCTCGATCGCGTCCGACATCCCCCTCAGGAGATTGGCGTACTCGACCATCGAGGGATATGCAGCGAACTCAGACGCGGTCCATCCCTTTCCGAACAGCGGCGAGCCGCTTGCGTCGTGGACGGTCAGATTGATCTCGTTGCCGAGTTCCCAGTCTCCCACTGCGGAGGCGAACTGCCGAACGAAGGCCAGGGTCCGATTGTAGCCCTGAGAGTAGATCGCAGCAGCGTCGCCGGCAGGATACTTTCCGGCGTCGGTCTTGTCACCCCAGGTAAGCGGAAGCGCCAGAACCGGTTCAAGCGTAACGCCATACTTCGCGGCAAGGCTGACGAGCGATGCGAAGCGCGTCGCGACCCACGGGTCGGTGTCCGCCGCCAGCGGAATGGTCAGGCGATACCGCTTGAGTTTGTGCGAGGCGAGCGTCTTGAAGACGTCCTCGTCGCTGACCTGGCGGTAGGCGCCGGAGGCGAACATGGAGTGGCCGTTGACGCCGAGTTGCATTCTAGTTCCTTGGTGCGCGAGAGAAAAATAGGTGCCCGATGTTTTGCAGCTGAGCTGATTTGTCATCGGGCGCGGCGGGGTAAAGGAGGAGCAAACCCCCGCCGCAGTCGGGCCTTAGCAGTCGGTCGGCGCTCGATGTCGCCGCTCCCTGTTCTGTACTCCGAGTTATTGGATCACCACTTGCCGAAGATGCCTGCGCCGCCGATGAGGCCGCGGATCAGCGAGACTCCTCGCGTCAGGATCTTCGAGCCAGCGGTCGCGAAGATCGCGTAGCTGTTGGACCTGCGAGGTTCGATGATCGGATCGAACATCCAGATCTTCGCCGTGTTGTCGGTTCGGACCTCGGTCGCCGGCATCGTGCCGCCCTGCCAGATGTCGCCCTTGTCGCCAGAGACGTAGTCGGCGAAGGAAAACAACATGGAAGCGTCGATGAAGCGGATGTTGCCACCAGAGCTGTCCTCGAACCGGTTTCCACCGGAGATGACCTTGCAGTTCTCGTGCCCGGTGATGCAGTTGTTGCTCTGCGATCCGGCCGTCCGTCCCGCACCGACCGCGGTGGAGTTCAGAACGACCGCCGTCATGTCAGCGCCAGGACCATTGTGGAAGTTGTAGATGTCGACCCCGGATTGGATTCCGGAGCAGCCTTCCACCCAGACGAGACCGTTGATTCCGTCGAACGAGAACGCATTGCCCGTGTTGCGGCTGAACGAGCAGCGTCGCAAGGCAACCGTCTTGAGCGAGCCCCACAGCGCCGTAGCAGCGATCTGACAGGCACCGTCGAAGGCCCAACCATCACCAGCCGTCTCGCCGTCGAAGTAGACGTTGACAGGCGTGTTGAAGCTGGTCCAGGCGATGGCGCTCAAAGCGAGATTGAGGCGGACGTTGCTGTCGGTCGGATTGGAGCCGTCGAACGTCGAGATGTAGACGTTGGTGCCGTCCGAGTAGACCGAACCAGGGATGCGGTTGACGGCCGCGACGGACCCGACCGGAGTGTACCGGAGGGCGTACCCCATGCCGTCGAACATCTGCGGGTTCCAGGCAGACGCGAACGCCGACCGGGCCACAGCCCAGACATTCGGATTGCCGGTCAGAGCCGCGAACGTGCCCGTGTTCTGCGACCAGGTCATCGGATCGTAGATGCCGCCGCGATAGATGCCGCCCTTGGCGAGGTAGACGGTATCGACGGTCGGCTTGACCGTGATCTGTCCGCCGAAGACGCGGCGATGCTCTTCCACCACAGAGAGAACGTTGCCGACGATGGTGCCCGGCACCCCGCCCGTGTTGAGCGTGGTCTGGGCCTTGTCGAGGGTCAGGAACGGCGCACCCGCGGTGCCGGTGCCGGTCGTGTCGTTTCCGTTCGACGCCACGTAGATCTGCGGGCCGGCGCGACAGGCCGCGTAAGCCGGCTGATCGAAGGGCGACCAGCCGAGCGACGCGACACGATTGCCGCCGCCGTTGTCCGTGTAGGAGGGAAAGAAGGAATATCTGGAGCTGAGCCCAAATTCCGCTGGGATTTCGCAGGACCGAACGGGCCCGCCAGCATCGGAATAGATGCCAAGTTCTGCGAGGATCTTTTTCAATCCTCGGTGTTCGCGATACAAATTGATCTCCGTGTCGTTAGCCAGCAGCAGCTTTGCGCTTGCGGCGACGCTTGCGCTCAAGGCGCAGTTCGTTCAGCCTGGTGCCCTTGGACACCGGCTTGACGTGTTTGAGGTTCTTCTTCGCCATGCCTGGTTTCCCAAACGGAACAGCCGCCCGAAGGCGGCTGCTCACAAATCGTTAGCTGAAGCGCTTGCGGACACCGAAGCGCCGGACGCGAACCGTGGCCGAGCCGGCGCCAGCACCGACGACCTTGACGTGGGCGGTGACCCAGCTCTTCACGTCGTAGTTCGGCACGATCAACTTCTCGGTCGAGTAGTTGAGCTTGTAGCCTTCGGTGGTGTTGACTCCGTGCTGCGTGCCGTTGACGTAACCGTCCATCGCGGTCGTAGCCACACCGTTACCCCCGATCGTGCCGTTGGCCTGCAGATAGAGGTACGCGCCACACATGTTCACGCTGCCGGCGTCAACGACGACCTCGGCGTGAGCCTGAAGGACGTCACCGTTGTTCCAGAGGGTGGTCGGGATATCCTGGTGGACGTTGACTTCGTCACCCGCCGCCGCGAACGTACACTGCAGCACCTGCTCCCAGAGACCGGAGTTGTCGCTCGACAGCGCGACCGATGCGACAGCCGTCCCGCCGCCAGAGCGAGAGCCGACCCAGCTCGATGCGATCTGGCCGGTGAAACCGGCTCCGACCGTGCCCGCGGTGCCGCCCGTGAACATCGGGTTGGCGAGCAGGTTCACCAGCGAAGTGGTCGGGTTCTCGACCGCGCTGCGGAAGCCGTGCGGGCGCGGAGGCATGATCGCTGTCAGCACCTGGGCGAACGCCTTGCCGCCGAGGTAGCCGCCGAGGGCGCCCTCGTGAACTCCGTCGATCGTGCCGAGCAGCGCGAGGGTCGTGGAGGACGCAGCGGCCGGATTGTACAGAGCCGCCGGCAGGTCGAAGAGGACCATGTGCGGGCAGGCCTCAGCATACTCCCGCAGCATCTGCTGCAAGATGTAGAGCTGAGCGTTCATCGCAGGCGTGAAGTTGTTCGCGCCGGGTTCGAGAACGACCAGAGGCAGCATGCCGTTGTCGATCGCCGCATCGATCATGATGCGGATGTTGTTGAAGGCGGTGATGCCGGACGTCGTGGCCGTGGGATAGGCCTGGGCGATGTCGTTCACACCCGTGTGGATGTAGAGGACGTAGGCGCCGGTATCGATCGCCGCCTTGAGACGGGGAAGATTCTGGTCGCTTCGCTCACCGCTCACGCCGAAGTTCTTCAGCAGAATCGCACGGTTGCCGGCGAGCGCGTTGCCGACACTGAAGTGGTTGTAGCCGGCCTTGTTCTTGAAGATGCCGTCCGCATGGATCTGAGCGACGCGGCTATCGCCGAGTGCGACCACGGTGTTCGGATGGCGGCGAAGGTTCGTGGGGACGTTGAAGCGCTTGAGGCGCCTCGCAAGGTCGCGAGCTTTGCTCGTCATTTTTTTCTTTCTTGTTAGTCGACATGCTCCTGCGGGATCTTCCAGTTCGGAGGAACCGTGGTCGCCGTCAGTCGAAGGTTGGGTACGAGTTTTTCGAGGACCCAGTCGGCGTGCGCCTGGTCGACGCCTTCGCTCGGTCGCACCAGCTTGGCGTGTGCGTAGACCTGCGTGACTGGGTCGCCGTAAGCGAGCGGCACCCAGGCGTCCGGGTCCAGCTTCAGCCAGGCGACCATCGCTGCGGCCTGCCTCTTGGAAGAGGCGACCATCACGTTTTTGAACATGGTCATTCTTTCTGGGCGACCGCGCGATCGATCCAGGCATAGATCTCTGGGTTGTCGCGGCGAGCCATGATCATGACCGGCGTCAACCGGTTCACGACCGTCTCCTCGTTGGCCCGGCTCTTCAGAGCTGCGGAGTGCCAACAGGCGTGGTTGATCTCGTGCTCCAGGACTTCAGCGAAGCCGCTGTCGGGCAAGTCCTCCCGCACGTAGATGATGAAGTTGAAACGATCACAGAGCCCGAGGCATTCTTTCTCCTCAGCCTCTTCGGCAGCCCAATGCACAAGCGTGTAGGCGAAGATGCCGATCTTGATCGTCGACGGAAGCTTGCGCCGATCCGGCAGACGACGCCGGGTCACGAGAGGTCAGCCTTGCTGCAAGCGCGGATGAACTTCCGCAGCTGCGCGCCACGGACCCAGATGATCTCGGGGTGCGCGTTGGCGCCGGACCAGCCCTGCTTCGCGAGGTACGAGCGCACTGTGGCCGGGTACATGTTGAACTCAAGGAGCGAGAACTCCGGAGCGTGCTCGATGATGTCCGGCTTGCCCTTCTCACGAGTGATGGTCGATGCCGAGTGGAAGCCGAGATAGGCTTCCGGCATGACGCAAACGTTCTCCGGGCGGACGACGCCGAGGAGTAAGGTGCAGGCTGACACACACATGCCGGAGATCACCACCTTGGTGCCTGCGTCGCGCATGTCGGAGTATTTCTCGACGTATTTGACGATGACCCCACCGGGGTCTTCGGTGATGAACGTCGCCTCGTTGCCGGACACAAACTGGACCGGCACAGTCTTGGCTGAGGCTGGCGACAGGGCGCACAGCATCAGCACGCCCGCGAGGGCGCGTTGGAGAAACTTCATTGGCGTGGCTTTAGGTCGGTGCCGCCGGCTCTCAGCCGA